TCAGACCGGGCAACCCGTCCGCACCCGCCGGCCCGCTGCCCGCATTCGCCAGCAAGGCCCACCGCGCCACATCAGGCGGCGCATTGCCGGTGCTGCTCGCCACAATCAACTGATAGGACGAACCCGAGAAGATAACGCTGTCGCCGAGGACATAGGTTGTGCCCGCCGCATAGGTGCCGCGCGGGACGTTGCGGGTTGCGCCAGCCTCCAATCCGATCGCTGCCGGAGCAAGTGGCGGCTCAAGGTTCGACCAAAATGCGTTGCTCGCGGTAGGCCAAGTCGGTGGCGCATTGCCGCTTGCGGGAGTCGTGCTGATGTAGAGCCAACGCGACTTGTCGGCAGAGGCTACAATGTCGCCTTCGCGGTAAACCGTCGCGGCGACATAGAGGCCGCGGTCAATCAGGTCGGAGAAAAAGGCAATCTCGTCGAAGCTGTGAACGCGCCAGGAGCGCTGCGCACCCATCTGAATCCGCTTGTAAGGCGAACTGGTATTTTGGCGTGCCATGCCGAGCACGGGCGGCATCTCGCGGCCCTGCGCGTCCAGCGTGAATTGCTCGGAGCCGAAGACCACACGCGACACGAGCAGGCGGCCAGATTGCCCAATGCCCGGCACAGCATTGCACGGCGCGACCATCCGCTGCACGAGTTGCATGAAGCTGGTCTGCTCGCGGATCACGATGTTGACGTTGCGGGGAACAGCGGTGTCGAGCGCGGCGAAGCTGGTCGCATTGATGCTACCGGAAAGCCCGAGCCGGTTGGCGATCTCGGTTAGGATCGCCCCAGTGCGGCGCAGGAAGCCACCCGTGCTGTCACCGTCCACATCGCAGGTGATGACACCGGCAGGCGGCGCGCCAAGCCGGATGAGGCCCTGCGCAAGACAGGTGCCCCAGCGCCCTTCAGGGATATTCGCGGCCACCAGCGCGGCATAGTTTGCGAAGTTGCCCACGCTTGCGCCGAAGCTGGCACCGCGCTCATAAACCGCGCTGATCGCCTGCACCGGCCCATAGCCGCTGACCTGAAACACATTTTCGATCTGGTCGATGAAGACCGGCTCGACATTGGACGCGCGGCCAAACACCCAAGGCTTGACCTGGCCCTTCAGATCAGCGCCGCCCTCAATGCCCGTCGTGCCGGCATAGGTCGCGGTCAGCACATCGGCGTCAAACAATTCCAGCGATGCCGACAGCCGCAGGCCAAGTTGCATATCCTCTGATGCAAAGCTGTCGACCTTCATCACAGCCAGATCGACAAGCGAGCCCGACACGAGACGCTGGATGGTCGCCGTTGCTCCGGCCCAGTCGTAGCGCTCGACGCGCGGGAACTGGCCGCTTGTCCGCAGCACATCAAGGCGCACCTCGACCGTCGCCGAACCCGCATCCACGCCAGCCGTAAAGTCACCGTCGAACAGGCGAGCCTGAATCACGGGCTGGGTCACGATGGCAGGCCACCAGACCTGCCCCGCCGCGCCGGTGTGCGCCGCATCTTGAGACGCGCATAGACGCACGGTGACGCGCGTATCCGTGCCCGGATCAATCGGGTTGAGGGTGATGAAGGTGCTCATGGGGCCTAGAAGTTCTGCACCGCGCTGGGAAGCACGCTGCCACGGTTGTTGGCGGTTGAGCCGGTGAAGGTTTCAATGCGCTGAGCCGGGCTGAGCGCGATCAGGTTGTCATTGATCGCGCGCAGCCAGCCCGTCACCTCGGCCGTCTGCTGGTCGATGCTCCGATTGATCTCGGTGCGGTCATCGAACGGAGATCCCGGGAGAGTCGCGCCGATGCCAACCACGTTGCCCTGTCCGGCGATGGCCTGCTCGGTGAGCGCCGTAATCTGTGCCAAGCGGTCGAAGTAGCTCTGGGTCGAGCCGAACAGTTGCCGCTCGATGTCCAGAAGCTGCTGCGAGATTTCGGCGAAGTCGTCGAACGCACTGCTGTCGCCCGCCGCGACACGGCCAGCAAGGTCATTGAACTGGCCCAAGGCATTCGAGCGGCGGCTGCGCAGCGAAAGCCCGCTGTCGCCAATCTTCAGGTCATTGAGCAACTGCTTCAGCGCGTCCGAGGTGCGACTGGTGGCTTCCTCGATCGCACGGGCGCGTTCGAGGCCATAGAGCTCTTCAAGCTGCGCGAACTCTTCAGCGCTGGCGCCAGCGCGCGTGAACAGTTCGATCAGGTTTTCGAACTCGCGGTTCAACTGCGTCACCGCGAAGCCAACCGGATCCTTGATCTGCTGCAAGCGGTCGAACACAGAGCGGAAGGTGAGCACATCCTCAAGCGCGGCCTGCACATCGCGGCCGGCCTGAAGCAGACGCTGTTCCGAAGCGCGCAGGCCGGTGATGACACCATCATTGATGAGATCCTGCACCGCGAAAGCAATGGCCGCCTCGCTGTCCTCGCCAAAGTCAAGGGCGCCCTTGCTCGTCTTGGTCCGGCCCTGTCCGGTCGGGTCGACGCGGAAATTGCCGCTGCGCGAGCCGATGCTGACAGCGCCGCGCGCACCATCGACGCTGCCGCCGAGCCGTTGCGCGATGTCGGCGATGACATCAATGACGTTGCCGCCAAGGCCACTGGCCTGATCGCGCAAGGTTCCGCTTGAGCCGCGCGTGCCGGTGATCCCGAGCCCGCTACCGACATTGCCAATCGTGGCCGATGCGCGCGGAGTCTTCTTGAGCAGGCCCCCGATGATATTGCCAGCGATTGCCCCAATGATTTCGCCGCCCGGGATGCCGCTCAGCTTGCCGAGTGCCCCACCAATTTGCGCGCCGCTTTTCGAACCCTTGATCCCCAAGGCGGTGCCAAGTTGATTGACGGTTGTGCCGGTCTGCGTTCCGTCCAGCGCCTCGCCTAGCTTTGCGCTTAGCTTGCCGAGAAACTTGCTGTCGCCGTCGCTGTTTAAGGCGTCGGTTAAGCCCTGGGCTCCCCCGAGAACTGCGCCCGCCTTTCCGCCTCGCACAAGGCCCGAGAGCACGCCGCTGAGGACGCCGCCCAATTGAGCGGCAAACTTCGGCCCGAGCAGCCCTTCAAGCTCGGCGACAAGCGGCGCCACCGTGGCCTTCGCCATCGTGTCGGCCAGATCCTTAATCGACCGGCGCTGCAAATCGACCTTCCCGGAAACGGTGATGCCGGTGCCGATGCCCGCGCGTTCGGCGATGCTGCGGGCCAAGCTGAAGCGAGGATCGGCAAAGTTGTCGTTCGCTGCGCCGCCCGGGTTGTAGCCGGGGAAGGCGGCCTTGGTCAGACGGTCGTTGAGATCGGTCGCGGCCTGCCCAAGCGAGTCGAACGTGGACTCGAGCCGCGCGGTCGTGTCTGCGGTCTTCTCGACCTCGGCGGTGTAGCGGGCGTTGGCGCGGCCCTGCGGCGTGTTGCCGCGCAGTTCCTCTTCAAGCTGGCGGAAGGCGGGGCCGAACAGGTCTTCGAACAGGCGCGCGCCCTGAAGGTCGGCAAGCGACTGCCGGAAGTTCTTGATGAGATCGTTGAAGGTGCCGCGGCCGGAGAACAGATCGCGCAGGCTGTCGGCAACGGTGCGGGCGACATCGGCCTGCAACTCCATAAGCTCGGCCTGAGCGCGAAGCTCGCGGGTGATGCTCTGCTCGGTGAGAAACTGCTTTCTCAGCAGATCGGCATTGTCGGCGATCTTGTTGCCATATTGCTCTTGCAGGCGCTGGATTTCCTGAAGGGCAGCAGCCTCATCGACGCGGCCCTGTGCGAGCAACTGTTCGACCGCGAGCCGTTCTTCACTGAGGCGCAGGATGTCTTCAATCGGGCGCTGCACCGCGTCCTTGATAACCTGCTCTGCCTTGCGAGCTTCCTCAATGAGCGTCTCGAAGTTGGCGGGCTTGCGCTCACCTAGTTCCTTGATGATCTCATTCAGGCGGCGAGTGGCTTGGTCGGCGGCGTCGATCAGGCGCGGCTGCTCGTTGAAGCGCTCATTGATGCGTTGGATTTGCTCAGCAGCGTCCTTGCCGAAGTCGGCGAGTTGTTCTGCTGCGAGGGCAGCGCGGCGCGCGGCGACTTCCCCGCTGCGGTCGCTGCGCTTCGACTTGCGACTCTCGCGTTGCTGAACCTCAAGGGCTGCGCGCTGACTGGCAAGAGAGTCGAGCTGGCGCTGGAAATCTGCCTGCGAAAGATTGCCGTCAGCCAGCGGATCATTGCTTCGGACAGTCTGTTCGCGGCGACGGTTGAGGCGCGCAATCGCTTCATCAATGTCATTGATCTGTCGAAGCAGAGGATCCGAGGCTTCGGCGATGTTTCGATTTGCTTCGGCGACTGCGGCGAGTCCGGCGTTCTCAAGCGCCGGCCCCAGCCGATCCCGGTTGGCACTGAGCCTGTCCTGAAGTTGTCGCTCGCGTCGTAGCTCAGCGCCACTAGGCCCAAAGAGTGTGGGAAGCAGATTGGCCCCTGGCCCGCTGCGCTGCTGCCGAAGCCGCGTAAGCTCGGCTTGGTCTGCATCAATCTGCGCCTGCAAGGTTGTCGCGCTCTGGCGAGCGATGGCGACCTCGCCGCGCAGGAAGTTGCCCTGTAATGTGATCGCACCGCGTAGGCTGCTGGCAAGCTGATCCATCGCAGCCGTTGCGTCTTCAGCCGAGAGCTTCAGCACATCGAGGCCGTCGACAAAATTGAACGTCTTAACCCGCGCCTTGTCCGCTTCATTGCCGGCTTCGAACAGCTTTTGGACGAACGGGCCCAGCACGGCCAAGCCCACAAAGACGGCCGCACCCCAAGGGCCGGACAGGAAGGTTGCCAGCCTACCGACCGCCGCCTTGGTCTTGTTGGCGCTGTCCGCAAGCCCAGACAGGGCAAACGCCGCCTGCGGAAGCTGTTGGCCCATGATGATAAAGGCGTTCGTGCCAAGCTGGGCCTGCACGGTCATATCTTGCATCTGCTGGCCGAGTTGAATGAAGGCCGTGCGCTCCGAGCGGGCGCTGTTGATGACGTTGCCGCGCGCCGTGGTGCCGCGCCGAGCCGCGGAGGTGACAAGATCGGTCGCGCTGGCCGTCTTGTTCAGTTCGGCCTGAACCAAGTTCTGCACCCGGACCTGCTGCTCAAGCTCATTGGCGAGGCGATCCATCTCGTTGGCATAAGTGCGCGCGGCTGCGGTGCTTGCCGTGAGAGAGACGCCAGCCTTGGCCTGAGCCGGCGCAATCCGCGCAGTCGCTTCCGCGACCTCGCGCGCAGCAATGGCGCGAGCGCGCTGGGCGGCCGCCTCGGCCTTCAGTTCCTCGATGCCAAGATCAAGCGAGCCGGAGATATTGCGCTTACGGGACAGGGCCTCGTCGAGCACGGCCCCAACACTACGGAACTCGGCCTTCGCCATATCGGCCGAACGCTTGGCTTCGCTGATGAAACCCTGAAGCTGGCCCTCGCGGTATTCCGCGCGCAGAAAGATCGGGAAGATGGTGCTCTGTGCTGCCATGATCTCTCGCGTTGCTCCAATGAAAAAGGGGCCTCCTTGCGGAAGCCCCTCGCGGGTTTCAGTTCTGTTGGCCGATGCTACGGCCGGACAAACTTTGCAGTGCTACAGTCGATGTCAGCGTAAAGCTGCCATTGATCGCGAGCCTCGGCGTTTCCATCCGCGTCATATTCTGCGGCCACATTTTCAGCGGCGCGGCAGAGTTGGGCGGCCGAAGCGCCGAAACGCTTCGATTCGTTGTAGGCTTCCTCAGCCTTTTCGACAGGCGTTGCCTCACATCCAGCGAGGAATATGGCGACGACAGGGATAATCCATCTCATGCCGCCGCCATACCACAGAGGCCCCCAACGGCCTAGACCCCGCGCAGTTCCGCCGCTGCCTGCTGCGCAGCTTCGAATGCGCGCTGCCGAACATTGATGCGAGCGGCGCGCGCGGTGCGCAGGATGCCCTTGAATATCGGCACGAACTCGGCGGCCCGATCACCCTTGCGAGGCGAACCACGCTTGGTCAGGCTGCGGGGCCGTCCACCGCGCGCACCCACCGCGCTGACACCGACATTGCGCACCCCAAGGATCGGCAGGCCATCGCTGCCCTTGATCTGCACCAGCGGCCCCAGTTTGGCCTGAAGCCCGCTGCTCGCCCACATCGCCGGAGTGAGGCGGCGCCGCTGCTTCTTCGTGCCGACAATCCGCTGCGCCGATTCCAGAGGATACCAGAGATACCGCCCCTTCTTCGGCGTGATGTCCGCGCCCTCGGTGTAGGAGATAATCGCCCCCACAGTGCGCAGCGACTTTGTGCGGATATACACAATCCCCGATGCCCGGCTGATGTCGCCCTTGCGATAGACTTTCCCGCTGCGCGCCTTGTCAGAGGTGTGCGTTATCGCCTGCCCGAGCAGTCCCAGCTTCGCGCCGGCCATGTCCTGCCGGATTTGCGTCTTCAGCTTCGATGCAGCGCGGTCGCTGACATCCTTCGCCAGTCCTTCGGCGAGGCGCTTCAACTCCCCGCCCAAGGTGACGAAGCCGCCCGGTGGAATCTCGATGCTATACTCAAGACCCACTGGGCTTCTTCCTCGTCTTATGCTCGACCTGGCTGATAAGCGCGAATGCCAGCTTCAGCTTCCAAGGCTGTTCCAGCAACGGCTTACCGTCCGGCCAAGTCGTTCCCATCATGCCAGTGCAAGATTGTCGGAGTCCGACGACCTCAAGCCATCCATCTCTTCCGAGATCGCAGGGTCGTTCGATTTCGGTTCGTTCCCAGAAGATGCTTTGCTCGCCGACTGCTTCGGGCTGGAAATACCGGAGAGCGGCGACGATGAGTTTTTTTCCTCATCCCCTGTCAGAGTGAAGGCGATGACGGACTTGAACAGCAATTCTTGCACGCCGACATCGGGGTCAAGATCCGCAGCGCGCGCGGCCTTCGCCAGTGCCTCAATCACCGCCTCGCCAGTTTCAGGCGTCAGTATGCCGTCGCGGTCGCGCTTCAGTTCGACAGGCAGATCAGTGCCGGTCAGGAACATCCGCATCAGCAGGCGCGGGTAGCCGACTTCAAACCGAATGTTGTCGACCCGCATCGCGGCGTAGATTTCGCTGTGACGCTCGACCTCATCGACCAGCGCATTCAACTCGATCACTTCGCCCGCAGGGAAGTCGAGCTCGGGTTCGGGCGGAAGCTCGGGCTTTTCGCCGTCGCCGGCTTCGCGGAACAGGCCGATGACCTGCTCGCGGTAGGCTTTGATGGCGCCCTCGTGCTCGTCGATCGCAGCCCAGTATGCCTCAAGCCGGGTGATGTTCTGCGCCATGCCCTCGGAGGTGAACATCTTGCGCAGTTCGTGAAGGACGACATCGCGCATCTCCTGCGCGCCGTGATTGCGCAGCCGGGCGATGGCCTTCAGTTCGTGAAAGCGGGTCTTATCCAGCACCGTGGCATGGCGGAAGGTGAAGGTCGGTGCGCCTTCGATTTCCGCCATGCTCGCCGGCGTGAACGCTTCAGTCGAAGCGGTAACAGGAATGGACATTGGGGATGGTCCTTGTGGCTAGGGGTTAGGTGTAGAACGGGAAGCTGATCGCTACCGCGTTGGTCGAGCCGTCGATGAAGCCATCGACCTGCTCGGTCACGAACTCGCCGCCAGCGTCCGGGTTGGAGAAGTTGAGGCGCGTCTGGGGCACCACGAAAGACACCGAGCGGCCCGCGACATTGCCGTAGTGCAGCATAACCGGCACCGGGGCCTGAAGCGCGGCGAGCGCGGTGCGATCCTGCGTTGCCAGAGTCACGGTTTGCAGGTTGAGCGACACGCTGCGCACGGTCCGCACGATGCGGCCCGGGTCATTGCCGCCCGAGCGGTTCGGGTTCGGCGGGAAAGCGACCTGAATGCCATGGTCGTAGCTCATGCTGGAACCGGGCACATAGACGCCGTTCAATGCCAGCTTGCCGTCACGGACAGGCGGAATCGCGCCAGCGGCCGGGGTCAGCGGAGCACTTTCGTCGACCTCGCGGATGGTGGCATCATCGCCGACGATCCCAGCCGACATAGTGGGGAAGCTCACATCGCCGCGGTTGGCGGTCGGGAAGTTCATGTTGAGCTGAGACAGAATGCCGTTCTGCGCCTGGTAGCGCTTGCGATCATGCCAGCGATCAAAGGTGAGCCAAAGAGCGTTGGCCGAGCCGTTGAGGCGATAGACAAGCTGCGGCGGAATGGTGAAGTTGCCGGTCGGCACCGATGCCAGCTTTTCGCCGAGCGTGGCGATGCGGGTCGTGCCGTTGTAGGCGATGATGGTCGAGCAGGACTTGAAGCCCGAACCACCGCTCACGGCAGCGAACTGGATCACCATGCCGGTGTAGAAATCATCGGTGCCGACAGCGGTGGCATCCAGCGCAACGGTCGTGGTGGCGCCGGTGTTGACGCCGCCAGCGGCGAGTGCGGCCGAAATCTTGCCGGCGAACACAACTTCATCAAAGCCCGCAGCGCGCAGCAGGCGGCCCATGCCGTATGCACCCGCAGCCGGAGGCGCGGAGCCACCCGGGCCGCGCATCATCATGTCGAAGGTGATGCCCGGCGAGCGCCCAAAAACAGCGCTGCCGACCGCGTGGATCGAGCCGGTGTATTCCGGGTTGTCGGCGGTGAACACCTCGCCGGCGTTCCCGACATTCGCAATCGGCAGGAGGTCGGCGGGCGTTGAGATCGTGGCGCGGGTGACGTTATCTGCCTGCACCGCGACGGCGAGGCTAGTCCGATTGGACAGAAAATCCGACATCAGTTGGCTCCTTCTTGATCGGCCTCAGCCTTCGCGGCGGCCTTGTTCTTCTGGGCGGCGGGCTTCGTCTCTTCGATCACGAAGCAGCCGTATGCAGGGGTATCGACGGGCACATCTTTGCCCGCCGCGTTCTTCTCGACGCGGGCCATGGTGGTCCTTTCAGGTCTGGTAGAATCAGGTCAGCAAGGTGCCCCAGTCGTCGGGCGCGGTGGCCCAGAGGACTCGGATTTCAAGCACGATGGCGCTGAAGTCGCGTCCATCATCTTCCTCGTCGGCATAGTTCACGGGCTGGATTTCCAGCACCTTCCCGCCAAGGTTGTAATCGGTCGCCAGCGCGTTGGCGGCGCTGACCATCATGGCCTCAGCTTCATCGTGCGTCTTGGCCGCGAAGCTCAAAAGGAAGCTGCCTGTGTGATAACTGGCCCCGCCCGCCGTGCCCTCAAGCCGGCCAATTTCGACAGTGCCGGCCTGCTGGATCAGGACGCAAGGCAGATCGGATTCGCTGATCGCGTCATCCTCGTCGCGGTATTCAAGCGCGATGAAACCCAGTGCCTGCATCTTGGCGAGCAGGGCGGCGCGGACCTGAAGGCGTGCGCTCATCACTTCACCATCTTGGGCACGATGACCCAGTGCGTGCCGCTCGAGTCATTGGCGACAGAGGCGGGGAAATAGGCTCTGCCCGGACGCTTGCTCAGCATGATCCGGTCGTGGCGGTTGGGCTCGAACGGCAAGCTCAGCTTAGTGATAGCGAGCGTCATATCCTGTTCGATCATCTGCCCGGCGCCGATGTCTTTCGTGGCATCGGCATAATCGACATGGGCCTTGAACGGCAGCGGTGCGCGGCCTGCGCGGATGTAGGTGATCGTCTCGCCAAGCCCTTCGGCGCAGGCTTGATCCAGCGCATCGGTTTCGGTTTCAAGATCGCTCATGGGGATGTCCTAAAATGTGGAAGGGGCCGAGATTGCTCCCGGCCCCAACACGGTCAGGCAGGCGCGTTGTCCGCGCCAGCGGGCGCCGCATCAGCCTTGCCCTTCGGCTTGGCCTTGCCCTCGATGCAGCCTTCCTCGGCCGCCAGTTCAGCAACGTCGTTTTCGACTTCGCCGGTCCAGCCTTCAGGGTAGGTGGTCGTGGTGCGCTCGTCCTCAACGATGGTGAACGCCTTGGTGAAGGTCACATTCTTCATTGCGCGCTCCTATCAGTTCGAGCTGAAGCCGCGGACCAGCGTGGCCGGGCGGGTGCAGAGCGCAAACGGGTTCATCTGGGCGTGCATCCCGATGAACTTGTCCTTGCCCGAGGGATCCGGCAGCATCTTGATCGCAAGGCGCTGGCCGGGCTTGTTGGCGTCCGCAACGAAATCGGCAGGGCCGTAATAGTTGAGGAACGCCTGCTGGGTTCCGACCGGGAAGAAGCGCGCTTCGGTGTCGGAAATGAACGCCCGGGTGGTCACGGTGTCGTTCGGGTTCAGGAAAGTCGCGCGGCCGCGATATTCCTCGATCGTCACGCCCTTGTGGACGAAACGGCGGCGCACATCCTGACGCAGCGGCTCCTGCGTCGAGGCGTAGAACTGATACGCCTGCGTGACCGAGGGGTGAGCAATGAAGCGATCAAACCAAGTCGAGCCGACAAGCGCATGGACGCCGGTCATGGTTTCGCCTTGCAGGTTGTCTTCGATGTGACGAACCACCTGCACGAGCTTCTGGCCGACATCGTTCGTCGGCGTGCCAGTCGCAAAGGTGAAGTCGATCGAGGTCTGCGACACGCCGAAGTCGGTGAAGGCATTGAACAGCGTGGTGCCATCCGCATCGACGAGCAGGCCCTGAATGGCATTCACGAGATGCCATTCTTCAGTGATGTCGAACTTGCCGGCGAGCGTTGCCAAACTTTCGGTGACGAGTTCCTGAAGTGCCTGAAGCTGGAACTCCGAACCGTAGGCGCGGACGTTCTGGATGTCGTCGGCGTAGATGAAATCATCGTGCTCGATGTGGAACACGCGATAGTCGCGGATGTTCCGCTTCGGCGTGCGGGCCAAGGTGGGGTTGTTGCCGCCGCGCGGCGAGGTGTTGAGGAGGTTGAGCACCCCGTTCTTGAACTCGATGTAGAACGTGGTCGTCGGAAGCGACTTGGCGCGGAACAACCCCAGCTCGCGGACGCGGCCGTAGGTGTTGGGCACCACATTGATGGCCTCGGCGAGCGAGGACATGCGGAATGCGTTGCCACTGAAGGCGTCGATAAGTGCCATTTCTGGGATTCCTTTCCTTCAGGCTTACGCCTGGTTGAGCACGCGGATGCCGCGGTTCTGAAGCTGGCGGATCGCAGTGGTGCGATGCGCGTCGGTGGTGACGGCAGCGCCCCAAGTCAGACGCTGGCGCGCGAACGAAGCGGTCCAGTCGATGACGGTGGCGGTGCGTGCTGCCGAGGTTGCGTCAACCGCCTCGATCAGCACCGCGCTGGCGATTTCCGAACCGTTGGCAGCGCCCGGCGTATAGTTGGTGAGTTCGCCCGACGCGGTGATCCGGCCCATCACGCGGAACAGGGGCAGGTTGCCCGCGCCGGAGGTGACGGTTTCGGTGGCGCGGCTTGCGTCCATCGGCAGTTCGGCCTTGAGGCCATCGCCGACGACAAGACCTTCGACTTGGTTTGCCATGGTAGTTTCTCCTTACTTGGCGAGGCCGTAACGGGCCTTCATGTTGTCAACGAGGCTGTTGTCAGCCTGCGGTTCAGCCTGCTCATCGGCGGCCTGCCCGGTCGGGGCGGGCTGCTCAGCGGCGAGGCGGGACTGCATCTCAGCACGAGCCGACGAGTCATCATCGTCAGCCTTGGCGGGCGCAGCGCTCGGTGCCGGTGCGGCAGAGAGGGCTTCGATGATCGCATCAGCGCTCATGCCGTCCTGCTGAAGCAAAGTGGCAGCGAGCTTTTCACGGCCCTGATAGTGCTCCGATGCCATGACGGCACTGAAGCGGGCGCGCTCATCGGCCTTGGCCTGAGACGCGGCGGCGGCAGTGGCCGCCTTGATTTCTTCTTCGGTCATGTATTTTTCGTCCTTTTTCTTGCCCTTGTCTTCCGCTTCGGACGCTTCCTCGCGGTCGTCGTCGGGCATGGTTTCGTCGTCTTCCATGTCGGGCTTCGGCTTGCCGGCACGCGCCGCCATCCGCAGACCCGCGTAGGTCGCGTTCGTCATCATCAGTCCTTTCGGCTTGGTCAGGCGCGCGCGAGTTCGCGCGCGTGGTTAAAGATCGATTCGAACGACCCGATGCCGTCGATCAGGCCGCGCTCCATGGCTTCGTCGCCATAGAACCAATCCCCTTCCTGAGCGGAGACATCAGCCTCGCTCAGATTCCGGTTCTGCGCGACAAGCCGCACAAACTGGTCGCGGGTGTTCTCGACCCAGCCGACCAACTTCGAAACGGTTTCCTTGTCGGCCTTCTCGAAATAGGCCCCGCGCGCCTTGCGGTCGCCAGCGCGGATCATGGTAATCTCAATGCCCTCGCGATCCAGATTGCGGGTCATATCGACAAGCAGGGTCCAGACGCCGATTGACCCCACCATGGCGCTTTCCGGCATGAACACTTGGTCGCAACCGCTGAGCAGGGCGTAGCCAGCGCTGCACGCTTGTTCGTTCGCCGCGCCGATGATGGGCTTGCCCCCGTTGCGCCGCGAATAGGACGCGATCTTTCGCGACAGGTCGAAGCAGCCAGCGACCTCGCCGCCAGGGCTGTCGATGTCGAGCAAGATGGCGCGAACGGTGTCATCATCCTGCGCCATCTCGATCTTCGCTTCGATCTGGTTGTATCCGCAAACCCCCGAGTAGGGATCAAGCCCGCCGACGCGCTGGGCCAGTGAGCCTTGAACCGGAATGATCGCCACCCCGTCAATCGACTGGTAGTAGCGCCGCTCCGGGCGATCCCCAGAGGTGGCGAGCGATGCTTCCTGCTTGAGCTCAATAACGCCCAGACTGGTCCCGTCGATGCGTTGCAGCTTCGAAATGCCGAAGTGATCGAGCAGCGCGGCCGCGACAATCTCGCACTTCTCGGGCCGAAGCATCAGCGGCACATTGAAGAGGCGCTGGCCGATCAGCGGATAGTCCATCACTGCGCTCCCTCGGGCTGGCGGCGGCGGCCGCGCTGATCTTTCTGCTGATCTTCATTCGGCTCACCGTCGCCATCGCGATCATCAGCGCTGCCGGTGCTATCCGCATCGCCCTCATCGCCGCTGCTGCTTTGCGCGATCTTCATGGGCACGAACGCCGGAACACCGAGGCGCTGCCGGATCATGTCTTCACGCGCCTTGCCGAGAAGCACTTCATGCAAGTCGAGCCCGTTGTTCGCGCACTCGATCGCGTTGTTCGACCGGCCAGCATGAACCGCGATGTCCGACGCCTGTTCTTCCTTGAGCGGGTCGATCTTGCCGCGGCCCGGCCGAAGCCAAGATGCAAAGCCAAGCAGATTGCGGCGCTCGTAGAAACGCGCAGCACCGCCCGGCACCTTCACGGTGTTGATGGCAACGGCCTCTTCCAGCCATGCCAGATAGATCGGCGAACAGACCTGATCGCAGAATTCCTCGCCCATGCTGTCGAAGCCGCGCCACTTCTCATTGAGCAGCGTGCGAGCCGACGAGTAATTGATCGAGCCCCAGTCTTCCGAAAGCTGCGGGTAGGACAGGCCGACACCAGAGGCTAGGTCATGCTGCACCGCACCCTTGAATGCGGGGTAGTTTCCAGCGGGCCGTGCGGGCTGCTTCCAATTAAACTTCTCGCCGGGCAGCGCGTGGATCATGCGGACGCCTTCGACCCGCACCTTGTTGTCCTTGCGATAGTCGACCTGATCCCGCAGCGACCAGCCCGCATTGCTCGCCTGACCAGACGGGGCCATTGCGGCCGCGACATCGCCAGTCGGGTAGGGGGATTCCACGAAACCAGCATTGACCGCATCGAACAGCGCCGCTTCCAGTTCGGCAACATCGTAATTGTCACCCATGCGAGCTCGCTTGATGACCGGCGCGAGCGCCGTCACGCCGCGCTTCTGATTGGCGCGGTGCTTGCGGAAGCTATGGATCATCTGCGGCTTGCCGGTGCTGGTGAAGCGCGCGATGCGCTCCCAGCGATAATTGTCGCCGCGCGTGTTGAGTTGCGCGGGGTGCTTAATCCGAACGAAGTAGGCCATCGGCTCGCCATCGCGGCTGTATTCGATCCCGCCATAGACCGTGTGGCCGTTGGGCAGGATGTGGCCGTCCGGCGTGCCGCTCGGGTTGGTGATGCGGTCGGTGTCGATCAGTTCGATGCAGGTCGTGTAGCGTGACACGCCGGCGCGCAGCTTGTTGCGGACGATGACGAAGCACTCACCATCGACCAGCCGCGTAGTCAGCGCGGTTCGCATTATCTGCCCGAACGAAGCCTCGCGAGCGATGTCGCACTCATGGCCGCCCGCATAGGCCCAGACCTTGAACTCAGCCTCAGTTGTCAGCGACCAATCCAAGCCCCAGTCGATGTCGCGGCCAAGCAAATCGTGCATCGGCTTGGCATCAAGCAGAACGCGAGTTCCGATCACCGCATCCGCGATCTTGTTGATTGCGCCGTGAATGACCGGATGATTCCGATAGAGGTCGCGGGCGCGGCCGACCATAGCCTCGCGGCTATCAATGACTTCATCGTCAGCGCTGGTGAGCGAGGGATACCAGTCAGTCATCTCGCGCGTGCTGAAGCTGCCAGCGTCGTAGGCGCGGCCCGAACCACTGAAGGCCGCAGATTTAGGCGCGGTGAAGCCCAGCGCATCGGTCATGGTGCGCCAGAAGCTCATTAGTAGGCAACTCCGATTGCGGTGCGGCGCGGCGCCGTTTCCATGCCAGCGGCGACCTGCGCCTGATACAATTCGCCCTCAAGCTGCTGGATCAGCGTTTGTAGCTCAGCCAGCGTCGGCAACTGCCGCACGATCCGGCGACCATCACGCAAGACTTCCTCGACAGCATCACCGCGCGCAACCTTGGCGCGCTGCGCCTTGGCTTCCACGATCTCGCGCGTCAGCCGCTCAATCTCAGTTTCGGCGGGCGGCACATAAGTTGTCTCACGCACCGGCACCGCGAACGCTTTTTCCAAAGTGCGGTTTCGCGAGGTCGTCACTCGGACGGTGAAGATCGCAGTCGAGCCGGGCGTTCCACCCGTCAGCCAGACCATCGTGCTATTCGTGGCGAAAGTCGCCGCGCTGGGCTGAGTCGTGCCCGCCGCGTTGATGAAGGTGACGGCCGCGATACCGATTAGGGCCTCGCCATCACCCAACTGGTCGCCCCACGGCTGTTCGAAGCTGCGGACTTCGCTGGGATCAAGCGTCTCTTCGTAGGTCAGCATCAGCGGCACCCCGCAGCGGCGTCGGTCAGCCGGTCGCCATAAATCTTGCGCTCAAGCGCCTGGGCGGCGAGCAGGTTGGCGCGCTGGTCAGTGGTCAGCGCGTCCCATTCGGCACGGCTGAGGCTTTGAATCAGCGCGGTCACAGCGCCGGGCCGCTGGCCCATGCAGGGAACCGTGACCGGCACCTTCACTTCGATAATGCGTTCTTCGATCACGGGCTCGCGCGTGACGCAACCGGCCAAGGCAAGCGCGGCGGCGATCAGGGTCAGAACGGTCTTCATAGGCCAGCCTCATAGAGTTCATCTTGAGAGCGGCGCACTGCTGCCTCCATGTCCTCGGCCGGCGCGGGCACGCGCGCGCGGCTGCGTAGCTCGGCCTGCAACTTCTCGGCGCGGCGAATTGCGGCGGCGCGCTCCTGCCTAGCCTTTTCCGCGACAGCGAGTGCAGCATCGCTTTCGCGCTGCATCGCCTCGATCTGGCCGCTCTGGCTTTCGACCGCTTCCCCGAGTTTGATGCGGATGACGCCCATCCGGTTGACCTGCTGCACTGCCGTCTTGT